GCCGAAGCAATGATTAAGTTATTCCGAACATACATAGAAGAAAACAGAGAGATATGGAATGACGATCTTAAATCTAGAATTTATACCATTGCGACTAAGATGGTTGATTTGGAAGATAAGTTTATTGACTTGGCATTTGGCATGGTACGTGTGGCTGACTTGGACGCTCGTGACGTTAAACAGTATATCCGCTATATTGCTGACCGTCGCCTTATCAGCCTGGGTCTTAAAGGAATCATGAAAGTGAAAAAGAATCCTTTGTCTTGGGTTGAAGAAATGATCAATGCACCAACACATACAAATTTCTTTGAAAATCGTGCCACAGACTATGCAAAAGGTGCATTAACAGGCAATTGGGAAGATGTGTGGGGGAAAGCAGCATGATAAATGTTCAAACATTAGTTGAATTGGCAAAAGAAGTTGAGATTCAAGATCCAATTGATTGGGGCGAATTAAATATTGACAAAGATAATGCGTACATTTTAATTGCATCTTCGGTATTGGAACAATTTAATGAGCCTTGGGATATAAACAATCAAACTGCAATGTTGGCAACAATAACAAAATTAATTGTTGAAAATTTTACATTAAATTTAAAACTTTTAAGTAAAGAATAAAATGGCATTTTTAGTTTCTAATTTACCCTTAATTCATAGTTATATTCGAAAAGAATTTTTATATGATTTTGAAAAAGGATATGGTGAATTTGAGCCTTGTATTTGGATATCTATAAAAAGTATAAGAAGTCAAGCATTTAGAATAGAAGCGTATTTACCAAACTATGGCGCACTATATGACAAATTGCCTCTACATGCTTTTGTATCTCGAACAGACAAATTGGGCCCATATCTAGAATTAGACATTCTTCAAATATGGGATTGTTTTAGTTACGATATAACTGTGATACAAAAATCATTTTTAAAAAATTTGAGTTGTAAATTTTATGCCAAAAATAAAGAATGGTATCATGGGGATTATATGTTTACAGTTGATTCTGCTTGTCCTGATATGAATACGCTGGACACTACATACAGTGAAGATCCACAAGAACATAAATCATTTAATTTTTTAAAATTAAAAAATGGCCAATATGCAGCTCAACCGAATAATAGAACAATATTTTTTGACGCTGCAAGTAATCCAAAAGAATTATCATTTCCCGACTTTAAAGTTTGCACTAAAAAATATGTTGTAGAACAAAACCCAAAGTGGGCTCTCGGAGATTCTGATACGGTAATGTACGAATAAGGAGAATATATGCCAAGTTTTAAAGTGTATTGCGATTCATGCGAAACCGAAACAGAAGTTTTTACAGACGAAAAAAAATCATATCCAGAACATTGTCCATATTGCGGAAGTTATATTCCTGAAGAAAATATCAATCAACTTGACGATGAAGAAGATTGGTCAGATGCTGATACTGATGAATGGAATTGGGAAGAGGACGATAAGTGATCATTGCTGGCATTGATTATTCGATGACATCTCCAGCAATATGTTTCTTCAACATTGATAAAAAAGAATTTAAATTTGATAATTGCCAATTTTATTTTTTAACTCAAAATAAAAAATATGAAACAAATTCCAAAAACATAACTGGTAACTATTTTGAGTACAAAAATGAAATGGAAAGATTTGACTTGATTTCTAGTTATTTTATTGATAAAATACTGATGCAAGAAGATTCGGAACTCCTTGTTTACTTAGAAGGGTATTCAATGGGATCTAGAGGGAAAGTTTTAAATATTGCAGAAAATGTTGGCATTCTGAAATATAGACTTTGGAATTTTCATGTGTTTTATGAAACCGTTCCACCAACAGTAATTAAGAAATTCGCAACAGACAAAGGAAATGCAGATAAACAGATGATGCAGGATTTTTTTGAAAAAGAATCAAATGTTAAACTCAAAGAGGTGTTTAGTATGACTAAAAAACAATGGAATCCATCATCTGATTTAATTGATGCATATTATATCTGCAAATATGGAGTGCATCAAATAGTCAAAAGATTGGATTAATATGAATGAAGAAAATTCTTTAGTTGAACTGCTGCCACCGAAAAACACCAAATCTAAACCGGTATCAGTTTTATACACGTTTTATCTTTCTGGAGAGATTGAGGATTCAAAAAAGTACGTTGAGTGGTTTGATATCATTCGAAGTGCCTCTGAAAGAGATATCATTAGGATACATATAAATTCTCAAGGAGGAGATTTATTCACCGCTATACAATTTATGAGAGTTATGGCAGAATCGGATGCCATGATCATAGCATCAGTTGAAGGTGCATGTATGTCAGCGGCAACAATGATTTTTTTATCGGCAGATTCGTTTGAAATTTCTGAACATTCGGTTTTTATGTTTCATAATTACTCTAGTATGATTGCAGGAAAAGGTGGCGAATTGTATGATAATATTACACATGAGCGCAAATGGTCTGAAAAAATCATGCGACAAGTTTATAAGAATTTTTTAACGAATGATGAAATTAAAGCTATTTTAGAAAATAAAGATATTTGGATGGATTGTGAAGAAGTCATTCGTCGAATCAACAAAAAAAATGATACAATGAAAGAAAAAAAGGTGAATAAAAATGAAACAAAGCGAAGCAGAAAGTCTACAGAAAAAAAATGATGTGCTATTTCTAGTATCTTCGGCAATACATACAAAACATGGATTTTATAATGATGCACAAAGACTAGATCAGACAATTGAAACATGCAAATCAATTAACTCTAAAGTTTCTAATAGGTGTAATATTATTGTTTTAGACGGTGGCTATGATTCTATTACGGAAGATGAAAGAACACTTATAAAGGAACATATTCATAAGTTTTTTTACTATGGCTCGGACGCTGAAATGAGAGGCATTCAAAGTGTTCCTAGCCAAGACATTGTAAAAAATGCATCTGAAATTCTCATGTTTGGTTCTTTTTTCAGTGCATTTGGGCAAGACATTAAAAGAAATTACAAAAGAGTTTTTAAAATGAGTGGAAGATATCTACTCAATGACAATTTTAATTTTGACATGCATATGTCTGCAACGCACAAAATCGTCATTAATGGTCCATATACAAGTCAATTTACTCCAGACATTACTGGAGGATTAACTAGGCAATATATGAGTAGACTTTGGAGTTTTGATACAACGCACATGGACTACATTGCAGAATGTTATGTTAATATGTACCGCCATATGATACATCGTGTTAATAATGCTGGTTATGTTGACATTGAACATCTTCTTTATAACTATCTAAATCCTAGATTTATTCAAATATCAAATCCAATAGGAATTGAAGGAACTCTAGGACCATCGGGTGCAAAGGTGTCAGATTGAAAACGAAAATCTTTCAAATATGTTTCGAAAAAAATCAACTGAATGAAGTTAATTCATTATTTACGCCGTTTGATAATACATCAAATGAGCGCCCAGAGTTACGAGAATATCACTCATTTAAAAGAATTTTAAATGAGGGACATACCGATGATGTTGATATGTGGGGAGTTTTTGGACCTAGATGGAACGAAAAACTTAAATATTCATCTAAAGATATTTTCGAATTTATAGACAATAATCCTGGTCATGATGTTTATATTTTTAATCACGCAAGAATTGTCAATGCATTTACCTATAATGTTTGGGAACAAGGAGAGCATTGGCATCCAGGCATTAAAGAAGTTTCAAAATATGTTTTAGAAAAAACATTTCAAAGAGGCGATGCAATTGATGTTTTAATGACTGATCAAACAACTTGTTACTGTAGTTATTTTGTTGCAACAAAAAAATTCTGGATTAACTATATTAATTTTTTGGATACAATCAAACAAGAGTTGGATAATTTGCCTTCAGAACTTGATAAACTTTACCGTGGAAGTGCGAATTATGGGCGTGATTTGACATTGAACTTATTTCCTTTTATAATTGAACGTATGTTTTCCACATATTTGATAGTGAGTACCAAATGGAAAACTTGTAGAAAACCTTATGACTATTCGGTTTATGAATCTCAAGTTGGAGACTTTTATAAAGTTTTTGATTCTGTAAATTTTTATAAATCTATAGGTCCAAAGTTTGATTCACCAGAACTTCTTCAAGCATGGAATAATTTAAGACTACACCTTGTAAGAAATAGTCCAGGATTGCTCAGTTTAGATTGATATGATTTTATATTTACTAAGACCCACATTTGATTGGATTCGTGATGATTTTAAATCTCACTCTTTTCGCTTTTTCGTTGAGCTTTTGGCTTGGGCTATTAGCATCGGTTGTTCCATTGTTATGGCAGCAACAGTCCCCAACCCGCCTCTTATTATCCTGTATCCTCTTTGGATTATGGGTTGCGCTATGTACGCTTGGGCTGCTTATACTCGGAAATCATTTGGCATGTTGGCTAACTATCTCTTGTTAACTACGATTGACACAATAGGACTGGTAAGGATGCTCATATGAGATTTTGGCTAATTTGGGCAAGGGCTACAAATCATTTGATGGGAAAGACTGATGAGGATAAACCTGATGTTCCAATTCTTACCATCAGAGAAGCGCATGTTGCATTGACATTGAAGACGTTTTGGGTTATAATACACGTTATAACATGTTTTTTTATCATGGCAAATATAATACATCACTGGTAGGAGTTTATTATGAAACAATGGACAATTAGTGTGAGTGAAGATGAGAATGGTGATGCGATGATTGAATTTCCTTCTGATTTTATTGAAGAAACCGGATGGAAAGAAGGTGATCGTATCAAATGGATTGATCGTGGTGATAGGAGTTTTGAAATGAAGAAAGTTGATACTCAGTTTGTACTTGTTGAATGCATCAGTCAATTTCGTACTCGTTATGTTGTCGAAGTTCCTACTGGTGTTGATGACTATGGCAATGACAAATCATTATGGGCATTAGATACTGTTGCAATGGATGAAGCAAAAGAGTTTTCTCAGCAACATCTAGGTGAAACGATTGTAAGTCATCGTGTTCTAGATGCAAAAGAAGTTATTAAAATATGTGATCAGGATAATGACTATTGTCGGATTTGGTCGGATGAAAAAAAATTCGAAGCATTTGTGACTGAGTGGAAAGACGATGAGCAAGTCACAGAGTAAAAAAGACTTTATTGAATTTCCTGGAACCACTAGCGAAAACATTAAAGTTAATTCATTGAATTGGGTTGGTCTAACTAATGATGAAATTGATGATCTTTGGAAGGCAGAATATTTTCACATTCATTATGAGTTGCCTAGAGCAATTGAAGCAAAAACTAAAGGAAAAAAATACATGAAAGTAATGATGATTGATCCGCCTGCGGGTTGGAAGTATGGATTTCCGAAGCCGATGCCAAAGAAATTTGATACATGGGAAGAAACTCAATCATGGCTAATCTCTGAAGGCTATCCTCAGAGTGAGATTGATGCTTGCGGAAATTATTTTCATTGCCGTTATTGGGAAGAGGAGATTGATGATGCTACCTGAAGAGATATATCGGTTTCTCAAAGACTTGCTAGATCCTGACAGGTATGGATATGCAGTTACTGAAGAAGTTCGACAAAGAGTAAGAGAAATACTTTATAAGGTTCAAAAAAATGAAAGTCTACATAGGTCCCTATAAAAACTGGTTCGGTCCTTACCAACTTGCAGAGAAACTTTGCTTTTGGGCGAAGAAAGAAAAGGACGAATACGGTTTTGACCGCGACCCCGATTGGGTGCATAACTTTGGCGAATGGCTTGCACATGGTAGTGTAGAGCCTGATCCTAAGCCAGGTGAATCACCTCGGCGTTCTATCTTTGATAAGAAAGAGCGTAAAAATACTTTACTGTACAAGTTTTTGCTTTGGGTCGATTCAAAGAGAAAGCGTATTATCTATGTGAAGATCGATAAGTATGATACATGGAACATGGATTCTACTTTAACTCCAATCATTCTTCCTATGCTTAAACAACTGAAAGAAACTAAGCATGGCTCTTTTCATGTTGATGACGCAGATGTACCAGAAAAGTTTCACACTTCATATCAAGAACATAACTATGATCAACTAGAACTCTTTCCTGAAAAGAAAGAAGCAGCAGATGGGGCGGCGTGGGACCTAACACATTTACGATGCGATTGGGTCATGAATGAAATGATTTGGGCATTTGAACAATTGAGTGATGATTGGGAATCTCAATTTCATTCTGGCGAACATGACTGGCATAGTGAAGTTTGTGGGTGGGATGAAAATGGAAAACCTAAAATGTACAAGATTATAGAAGGTTCTAATCATACCGCTAAGTTTGATGCTGAAGGTCACAAGAAATATAGCGATAGAATCGATAACGGGCTGCGTCTGTTTGGTAAATATTATAGAGGACTGTGGGACTGAATTGTTATAAATAATCCTTGTAATGTCTACAAGGAATTTTTTATGGATTTTTTTACCGAAGATGCATGTCGTAGTCTAATTCCCAAAGTAAAAAACTTTGATGAGTGGTATTCAAATTTATATTCATTATTGCCGGAATATGATATCAATACGCCTCAAAGAGTTGCTGCATTTATGGCTCAGTGTGGGCATGAATCTGCTGGATTTACAGTTCTTGAGGAAAACTTAAATTATAGCGCACAAGGTTTGATAACTGTTTTTAAAAAATATTTTCCTACACTTGCAGTAGCTAATCAGTATGCGAAAAAACCTCAGATGATTGCAAATCGTGTTTATGCAAATCGCATGGGAAATGGTTCAGAATCGAGTGGAGAAGGATGGTATTTCAGAGGAAGAGGCATTATTCAAATTACTGGTAAAAATAATTATGTTAAAGTATCTATGAACATGTTCGATGATGATACTTTAGTGCAAAATCCAGATTATCTACTTAATGTCGATTATGCAATACATTCTGCTGGTTGGTTTTGGACTGCCGCAAAATTAAATGATCTTGCGGATATGGGCGACCTAAAAACAATGACAAAACGCATTAATGGTGGCTTCATTGGACTTGAAGATCGAATTAAACATTATCAACAGGCAATACACGTTTTACAGGGCTAATATTTGACATTTCTCGCATGAAAAAATATGGGGCGTAATACAACATAATAAAATATGCAACATATAAATCATATAATTCGTAGTTAAATTTAATCACAAAATTAACTTTGAAAACTTATTTTTAACCATAGTTTCTTTCCCAAAAGTGTTTTACTATTTCTTATTTAGAATTATGACAAAATGTCATAATTCTCTGCTGTTGCACGAAAACAACAAAAATGTCGTATAAAAACAACATCCTCGAAAAAACTTGACATTTTTAAGGATCAGCGTATAATGAAGGTGTAGACAGTGATATGAAGACTATGAAAAAACGCAGATCCGATAGAAACCATGTGATTTATCAGGTGACCTGTTTAGATACAGGCGATACTTATATTGGGCTAACTGTTGCACAAGGACAAGCCTACTTGCGTTCAGTTAAAGTCCGTTGGCAGAAGCATGTAAGTAGGGCTAAAAAAGAATCCAAGAATTGGAATCTCTGCACGGCAATACGAAACATGATAGAATGTCAATGGAAATATGAAGTTTTAGAGATTGTTCGTGGTCGAAAACCAGCTTACCAACGTGAGCGTGAGTTGATTTCTATATACGAACCTACTCTAAATACTTTCTAAGTATAGGGCAAACTAAAATGAAAGTCAAATTAGAATTCCAAAAACCTCGCAATTTAGTTGCAAAGGACTTGCGTACTCCTAAATATAGAGTTAGAATAGAACTTGATCGTAGGAAACGTGACGAAAAACACAAAAAGAAATTGTTGGAGAATGTTTATGTTTAAGTTTGATTTTAGCACAATGACACTTGTTGGAATTGCCGGTATTGTTTTAGTTGTTACCGCACTTGCAGCAGTTTCATCAATATTTACAATTTATTCGGTGAATACTTTGTTTGGCACCTCATGGCAGTATGATTTTCCTACAATCATTTCTCTCATGTGGTTGAATATACTTATTGGCAGTTTCATTAAAGGCGCAAAATCGTGAAAATTCTTGCTGGACTTTTATCGGCAGTTGTTTGTGTAAATGTACATGCAAATTCTGATATCATAAATGACTATGCAAGAGTTGTCATTGCAGAACCAATCGTAAAATCAAATTATAGAACTGTTCCTAGAACATCTTGCGCTATGATACAAACACAAGGCAGTGGTGTTTCGACAGAAAGATGTTCTACATATTATGATAAAGAATTTTTTAACACTGTAACTGGCTATAATGTTACCATTGAGTATGAGGGAGTTTTGCGTACTGTTAGACTTCATCATAATCCAGGAACTAGGGTTGCCGTTAGAGTAGTAAAACAAGTTCAGGTTTTAGAATGAAACGCTATATAATCTCAGTAATAGCAGGAATTTGTTTTCCTGTTTTCGCTGAAGTGAATGTTGTTCAGGATTCAAAGAAAGATGGCGAATATCTCGCAAAAGTCTTGTCTAAAGAGGTAGTCTTCAACGATGAGATTCGTTTGATTTCCAGAAGGCAGTGTGATAGAATTGTGCAAAGAACGCACATTGATCGATGGGATAGGACAATAACGGTTATGCCTAGCGAAATTAAGTGCAGAATAGTTTACGAAGATCAGAAGATTCATGTATTGAATGGATTTTTTGTAACATATGAATATAGAGGAAAAATCATGTCGGCTAAGTTAAATTATGATCCTGGTGAATTTATCAAAATTCATTCGGATCGGTAATGTTTTACATATACGGCGCAGAAAATAGTAGAGCAACCGAAAAAACTGAAAACCTTTTAGTCGTGTGTAAAAGGAGATATAAGTTATTTTTATTGCACAGAGATTATACCATCAAACAATTACAAAGATTACAACCGGAAACAACCGTCATACCTCACATATATGATGATGTTAAGTATGTTGGCGGATTGAAAGAATTATACGATTACTTGTATACGGTAATTAAATTTGAAGATGAAGGAAAATAAATGAGTTCACCAGAAATACAAATATTTGCGATTAGTAATGTATATTGTCGTTTAATGAATTTCAAAAAAAGTGGTGATGTGGAAAATGGTCATTGTCATACCTATGATCATGGAACACTCTTATCAAAAGGAAAAGTTTTAGTTGAAATGTTAGAAGACGATGGCATTAAAGTTGTTTCTAAAAAAGTTTTTATTGCACCAACATTTATCTACATCAACAAGAATCACATGCATAGAATAACTGCATTAGAAGATGAAACGGTTGCGTGTTGTATTCATGCATTAAGAGATATCGAAGAAAATATTTTATCAAGTGATTTTTTTGTCGAACAGATTGAACTTGCAGATAGTCCAGAACAGCAAAGTTTAGGCAAAGAAACCATAGGAAAAGTTTTGTATGATAGAGGTGTGCAATACGGCGGCTTGGCAATTACTACCAAACTTAAGAATGAAAGATTGAAATGAAAAATATGATGAATATAGATATTAACCAACTAGAAAATGGTGCTTGGTATGCTACAGCAACAGAACAAGATCAAAAGTGGTTTCGAGAATGGCTGATTGGTATTTTGAAAAATGAAACTGCACAGTTGACTTTCAAGAAAAAAGATGGTACAATGCGTGTTATGAAATGTTCATTGCGCGAAGATCATATGCCAGTCTATGAAAAAAAGACTGAGCGTGTTCGTGCGACAAACGATGATACACTGTCCGTTGTTGATTTAGAAAAAAATGAGTGGCGATCATTTCGCTATGATTCGATTCGTAGGATTGAATTCTCTTTAGGGTGAAAAAATGAAATTGTCGAAAATTTCGACTGGTGGTGATGAGGCTCACATGGGTACAGAACCCTCTTGGGCTGACGGTGTTTCTAGAAGTAAAGAAATTGGTGCACTTACTTGGTATGGATATTTTTGTGATCGAAAACAATCCAAACAATTCTTAATTGAATATTTTCAAGGCGTCAATCGAAAAGATGAAGCAACGATTGTGTCTAAAGTTTCCGACAATCAATTTCCAATTCAATTAGGATTCATTGCTCGGATGATGAGCAAAGGATATTCGCCTTCAGATAGTTTCAAAAAATTCTTTGTTACAGAATTCAAAAAAATTGTAGAAATAAAAGAACCTGTTGCTGTCGAAAAACCTGTCACGCATGTTGTATCAATTCAAGCGAGAATCAATGACAAGGCAAGTGAAGAAACTGGAGAGATTGAAGGTATTGTTGATGAATTCATAAGGCTCGGCTGCAAAAATTTTGTAGACATGAACTCATATTTCAAATCAAGAAATCTTTCATCGGTCGTAATGAAAAGAATTTGTAATTCATTTATTGCAAAATCTAAAGAAATCGAAGATGTGATTTCATCAAATGATCCTCAAATCAAAGAAGGATATTCAAATTTTAGCAAAGTAGAATTAAGAAAATTGAAAGAGTTCTTAGATTCAATTGTTGTTGCAGCAAACATTGGTGCTGAATCCAACAAACCCGTTCGTAAAAAGAGAAAAGTAAAAGAAAAACCTGCTAACGTTCTGGTTTCCAAACTTAACTATATGAAATCATTTGATGAACTGAAATTAACAAGTATTTCGCCAGAAAAAATCATAGGATCATTGCAGGTCTGGATTTACAACACCAAAACAAAGCTATTGGGTGTATATAATGCTGATAATGCTAAAGGATTGAGTGTGAAAGGAAGCACATTGCAAAACTTTAATATCGAAACCTCTATCGGAAAACGTTTGCGTAAACCAAGTGCAACTATTAAAGATGTTCTTGATGCAGGCAAAGTGAAACTCAAAAGAATTCTGCCAGAGTTATCAACGAAAGAATCATTGCTAACTGGAAGAATAAATTCTGATACATTAATTGTTAGAGTAATTTCATGATTATATTAAAGAATCTTTTTTCGAACAAAATATATGTGGATGCTTTTTGTAAAGAAAAATTCATAGTTGATGCGTTTCCGATATCAAGAATGAACAAACACATACCAGAATGGTTTAAACAACTACCGTCAGAATTTTATCAAAATGCAAATGATGGACTAAATCGATATCAGTCAGCTACTATTAAAAGATGTCCAGGATTTGTTGAATTTTATAAGAAAGGATTTACAATTCCTCTTTGGTCTGATGTGACAATTGCATCCTTTGTAAATCCAGATGAAAAAAGAATTGGGTGGGCAGCACATAGTCCATCAAGTTCAGCAACATTAGCACATCATCATCCAAATCAGTTAGGGCCAGCTTTTGATAATTATTTTCATTTGAAATTCAATTCTCCGTGGGCGTGTAGAGAAAAAACTGGAGTTAATTTCTTATTAACATCAATTTCTTGGTCATCGATTGATCTGTGGGACAAAATTTACACCGCACAAGGTATTTTGAATTTTAAACATCAACCATCAACAAATATTAATTGCTTTATTCATAGAAAGAATTATGATTTCATTTTAGAAGCAGGAACTCCAATGGTTGGTATTTTTCCTTTAACAGAAAAGGAAGTCGAATTTAAATGTCATCATATAAGTGAAGAAGAATGGAAAAAAGTGCATGATGGTATTGCAGGATCTCAATATTTTTTTCTAGGTGGCTATCACAAATCAAAAGAATTTTTGGGAAAAAATAAAAAATGATGGATGATTCTGACAAACAAATTGCCGAAAAATGGATAAAATGGCTTGACAGTGAGATACGTTTTAGTGCATCATCCTCTTATGAAAAAGAAAATAAAATCGAATTGTTAAACCTATTGAAGAAGCTACTAAATGATTCTGATTGATCTAAATCAAGTAATGATTTCCAATTTGATGATGCAGATTGGAAGTAATGCTAAAAACGACATCGACGAAAATCTAATTCGTCATATGGTGTTGAACAGCATACGCATGTACAACGCAAAGTTCAAAGAAGAATATGGTGAAATTGTTATTTGCGCCGACGATAAAAAGTATTGGCGCAGAGATGTTTTTCCATACTACAAGTATGGTCGCAAAAAAGATCGTGAAGAATCACCATTCGATTGGAATTTAATTTTTGAAACACTGAACAAAGTTCGTGATGAAATCAAAGATAATCTTCCATACAAAGTGATTCAAGTAGAAAAAACTGAAGCCGATGACATAATCGGCACATTGTGTCACC